CCATCTAATGGTAGTCCGAAGATTGGATCATATACACCATTCTCTAATTCTATTTGAATTTGAGTTACTAATATATCTATCTTTACCTTAGATTCTAAATACTTATCGCCACGTATATCCTCGCCACGTTGGGCTATCAACAAACTGTCGGTAGATATTACTTTACTTCCATCTGTCATTAACCATCCTGCTATAAGTTGATTACCTACAAATTGTCCTTTTACCACATTTCTACATCTAAAGAAACTAGGTGTATCTCCTAATACCTTTGTAGTTTTATCAAATGGTAAGTGGAAAGCCTTATTCCAATTTTTTTTACCCTCGTCATTAACTCTTCTTTTACCCATCTTGATACACTCTATCTCTATCATCAGGACTTACACAAGTAGAATAACTTCCTTTATGCCACAATAAATTTTCTTTTAAATCGTCCACAGCATTAGCACTTATCCCGTTCTCTAGTAAATCCTTGTCAAAGTTATATACCCAATCTATTTGACTGTATAAGGCTTTCTCTATTCCCTCTCTACCACTTCTTTTACGTGCTATCTTAAATAGTATAACCTCTTTATTATTTGGGTTATAAGGGCTTTTTAGTAAATCACGATATACATTACGACTTTGTTTTCTAAGAAACTTATCCTCATCTGTTGGCGACCAATCTTCATACTCTAGTCCTGATTCAGTACCTAAGATGTTTTTAATTCCTTTTGTTGTTGGTAAGTATCTTTGAGTTGCTACATCCCATTTTAAATTATCCGTGCTAGTAGGCAAGAACTCGCTACCATCACCTTTCGTATCGCCTGTTATAAAACCTCCATAACATCTATACATATAATCACCTCTTTATTAAAGAAGCCCCACGTTATGTAGGGCTAAGTTTTATTTATTTTTTAGTTATCTCTTTTGGTATATTTGGTTTCTTTATTGCTGGTTTAACTTCTTCAAGCAATATAAATCTATCATTCAATTTTAACCTTGCAATTTGTTTAGCATCTGTGTATGTTATTATCTGTCCTGTGTTTCTATACTTAAATATTGCTTTAACCATCTATCTCACTCCTATGTAGTTCTTGCTTTAACTCTTGAACCTTTTGAATCTGTTAATGCGTTTGCATATACTTCTCTACCTTGTAATGCTGATGCTCCAATATGAGTACCATTTTTCAAGTCATTAATTGTTGGTGGTACTATCCATTCGTCTACTTTTTGAGCCCAGAAATGTGAGAACGTGATATATTCTACTGTCATACCATTCTTAGCTACATTTACTCCTGCTGCTGCAACTACACCTAAGTTAGATGAACGTACTACTTCTGCACCACGAATTTCATTAACTACACCACTCATTGCTCTTTCAGAACCTATACTAGATGCTGTGTTAGTGTACTTAGTATCTTGTAGTAATAGTGTTTCAATAGCTACCGAGATTGCAATAGTAATATCTTCTGGGTCTACACCATCATCAATCATTTCTCCTACTGATGTTGCGATAGCATTATATACAGTTGTATTAGTTAATGCTGTTGCTGATGTTTCAAAAGTCGGATTTGCTGTGTTAGTTTGTCCGCCACCAGTATCTTGTGCTACTGTACTATCTCTAATAACTGCGATTGCGTCTAATTCTAATTGACGTTGCATTTTGAATGCACCTGATTCTAATCTTTGTGCGATTAGTCCATCTGGTACTGCTTGTGCTTCATAACCATCAATTAACTCATTGATTACATTGTTTTTATTAACTGTGATTGGTAGATATACAGTTGCACCAGTTGTTAGTGCTGCACCAGTTACTACATCATAAGCTGCCAATGTAACTTCTGTATCTCTAACTGCTACTTTTACTGCACCAGCTTTTGGGTCACCCTCATAATCTGAACCAAAGAACTGACGTATATTGTTTTTAAGTCTAAATAATTTTTTAATCGTTGCGGGATAACGCTCTTGTAATTCATGTGTACCATTTGTTGGTAATTTTGGATTCGCGAACATTTGAATGTTCAATAATAATAGTTTTTTCATAGTTTTAATTCTCCTCTTTATTGTTGTCGCAACTTCCCTCTATCTATCAATATTTGCTCCACTGCTGAAACTTCTGGAACTTGTGTAACTACTCTAGGTTGCCCTGTTGTTATCGGTTTCGGTGGTGTCGGAGTAGTCGTGAAATATTGTGGGTTTGCTGTTGCATAACTTTCGTATGCTGTTGAGAAGTCAGTATCATCATTCACATCTTTGCCTATTCTATCTGTTAAGAAATCTACAAAGTCTGGATTAACACCCTTACCCATTAGGAAAGTCTTGTTTTCAAAACCAACAATTTTCCCACTAGCATCTGTGTATTTACCAGTCAAATCTTTATTTAATCCCTCTAACTCTACTACTCTAGCATCAGCAGTTATTAACTTCTGTGCTGTTTCGTTACTTGATAGAGAGGCTATATGTGCTTTTAACTGAACTTCATTTGTTACCGTATCTATACCTAGTTCTTTGATAACTTCTTTTCGGGCTTCATCTTTAAACGTTTCAACTTTCGGTTGATTTTTACTGTTGTATTTTAGTATTTGACCGTTTAGATCAGTTAGCGCCTCAGCACTGTTGAATACATCATCTACAGTATGTTTCTTGATTAAGTCCTCTAAGTTAGCATTAAACTCTGCAAACATCTGAATATTTAATAATAGTTTGTTCATAATTCCTCCTAGCCTTTCGGGCTTCATCGCCTATTGTGGCGTACTTTTTCATCTCATTTAAAGTTGAGTTCTTTTTATTCAAACGTTAGGAAACATCTGCAATTTATCGATTCCTCTGGAGGCAATGTTGCATCGCCCGGTTGGGAAGCCTTATGCCCTCCTACGTTAAAATCTTTGTTTATCTTAATACTTTTTCTATCAAGTTTAGCGTGTGATGTTCTCACTTTGCTATCTCGTTGTGTATTCCAAGTTTTCTTAGTGAATCCTAAAGCCTTTGCATTGACTTCTTTCACTAATTCGTCTTGTCTATGTACCTCTGTTTGCAAGATACGTTCTAATCTAGCACCATCGTCCTTAAATTCACTTCTAAGCCTTGTTGCTATCTCATTGTTAGTTAGTGGTCGTTTAACACCTTTCACTACTATACGGTCGTTTATTAATCTACGTCTTGCTTTGATAATTCGCCTAGATTCGTTAGTCGATATATTTTTATTGATAGCCTTTAGCGCCTTAGTATTCGTATTAACTAACTTCTGTATTTCCTCTTTGTTTTGTCTAAGAAATATATCAAGTTGCTTAAACGCTTTCAACTCTCTAGGGTTTAATGGTATCTTAGCACCTAGTGCTTTTTGAGTAAGTTTATCTATCTTGAACGCAAACTGTTTAGGATTATTCACACTATACAATGCCATTATCTTTTGTATTGGGCTTAACTTCCTACCTAATACAGCGTTTCGATCATGTTGCACCAACAACGATACACTACTTAACACATAAGCATTTCGTGTATTACGATTGATACCGCTTATTGCAATAGTTTTCCCTAGTGTCTTTTGAGTAACCTTTAACCCTTTAGACACCCTCGCTATAGCCGTTGCTTGTATTACGTTTAAGTTCTTTTGATACTGTTTAGCGTATGTCTTAGCGTTCTCGTCTATAAACGTATTGCTTAAATCTTCTATTATTGCTAGTTTCTTCTTTTGAGAAGCCATTAACTACCACTCTTTTCAAATGTTTCTTGTGCTATTGCTCTCCTTTGCGTTTCATCTGGGAACTCTATTATCATATCTTCATCTGCCATAAACCTAGCAATAAACGTTTCTTCATCTTCACCCTCGTTAGGTATAGGCATTGTGGTTTCTTCCACTCCTGCGTTCGCTTCTGCTATTAATGCGATAGCATCAGGTTTAGATATTTTATATCTAGCCATTACATACATCCATTCAGGAACAAGACTGTCCGACATATCCTCTTTTAGTTGTTTCAATATCGCTTCATCATTTATAATTATACTATCATCTGGTTTAACAACTATATCAAGTGTATCTATATCTCCTGCAATTACTCCTGTTTCTCTAAGTAAGAATAAAATTGATTTAACTAGGTTAGTCCACGCTTTGACTAATATGATTTCGTGTTTCTTCTTGTTGGAATACAAATCACTTAATTCACTATAAACGGCATCTATATTTTGATATACCCCTCTGGCATCATAAGCATAATAATCTGTACCAAAGCCTAAACTGAACCCGTATGTTTGAACATCAAAGTTCAATCCTGTAAAATGTTCATCAGCTCTAATAGGTGCGTTGAAATAGTTTATCGCTTTATCCTCATTTTTTAAGTTCATCCCTAAGAACACTCTATCGTTAGTATCAAATGGTCTAGTGATTTGTGTACCTGTTTGTGTAGCTGTTGTTATTTCTTTAGTTACACTTGTTGCATCCACCATTATTCTATGTTTCGCTAATTCGAACTCATTACTGAATGAATCAAACTTTAAATCCATAGACTTCAAGTTGTCGATACTATTTGCAAATATACTAATACCCATTGGGTTATCCATATCATAATTATTCACTATGTTAGGTTTGATTATTTGGAAATGTGCTGTATCAGTTTCGTACACTACCATAAATTTAGTTTGACCATCTACATCAACTGCTAAGTTGTTCGCTTCTTGGTCGTTGAACACCATAGTAATAGGTGCTGTCTTACCTAGTTGACTTGCTCGTTGACTTATAAATACTTCGTGTTCGATTATGTATTGTGATACAAACTCATTACCCACTTGCACATCCCTTATATCGTGATGCGTTAGATGCGTAATTATATCTTTTCCATCTTGAATCTCATTAACCGTGCATATACCTGTTATGTCATTGTTGCGATACGAAGATATGATAACCATATCCCCTATGATGTAATCTATCATTACTTTACCGTTGTGAATGAACTCAATCATTACACCTGTTCCTAATGCAAACGACTTCTCTAGCAAGTTGCTAAACTCTACATCAAAATTATTGTCGTCTAATACCTTACGCACTTGATCATTGATAGCATCATTATCTACTGTTATTTGTACTTTTTCATTAAACAACAATGTAGTCCAATCCTCGCAACCTTTTTTTGCCATATTCATTGTCAGTCGCTCACACGACCTATTAACCCCATCAACAGTACGTAAGTTATACCTATGGAATTTGTTTACATTACCTCTATACCAAGAAGTCCATATAGGCATCATAGTATACATTGTACCTTGCACAGGATTTTGTCCTCGCTTACTAATCACCGATAAAATATCCTGCCGTTTGTTCTTGCTTAGGCTCATTTATAACACCTCTCTTCATATAGATTTTGTCCTCAATTATATCCATATCATCTAACCACGTATATTCAAAACTATCGATTCTATCTATCTCTGTAGACCCATCGTCTAGTCTTTCATTCCATTTGTCATACTCAGCTTCTTGGAACGCTCTTATCAATCCCGCATTACTTGGATCAATCAATATGAAGTCCGAGCCGAACATCCTAGTGGTTTGATTAATACGTCCTTGTATTACCGATATATCTTTCTTTCTTATCTCGTTACGTTTAGTTTGTACCTTATCTAAACGTTTCATTTTATTCAAATCGCCAACAACTAGATACCATACGTTCCTACGGATTATCTCTCTTGCTAACGTATCTTTGAAATCTTTGTTTGCACTATCTACCCATACAGTCATACCCATATTGAAGCGGTTATGTGCTATCTCCGCTTGTTCAAAGAATCTATCTATATAATCCTCTTGTAAATAGTTACCGTGACTTACACCATTCTTATGCCACCATGACATTGGAATCTCTATACCGTTGAATCCTTGATTAGTCCCTCTAAATGTGAAGCAAGTAGCATCCACTACTCCGTAATCTACACCTATATCTATTTTCATATAAGGTTGTAGTCCGCATTCTCCTACGTGTCTATCTACATCGAAGTTCTTATATATCGTTCCTACTAGATTAGCTGGTAGTCCTAGATAGATGTTTTTGTACTGTTCGTAGTCTATCTCTTTAAGCATATTAATCTCTTGTAGCATCAATTCGCCTATCCAGTCCTTCTGTTGCCATTCAGGTAAGTCTATATAGTTTGTATGTTGCACGTAAGCATCATCACGCTTTTGCATCTTCTTAACCCATTCATAAGTCCAATGTGATGTCTTAGGATGTGGGTTATATTCGTACATTATCATGAAGTAATCTTTTTGCCCTCTTAGGAACGTTGCTATTATTTGATTCATTTCGTATTCACTTCTAA